GATCGTTGGTGTCCGTGTCGTTGTAGATGACGCCATAGGCCGCATCAATCGAACCACCCGAAGCCGTCCACGTCACGTCGTCAGCGTCGAACTTCGCATCGTTCGTCGTGACAGTCGTCACAGCCACGTTGGCGAGATCTTGTCCACCAGCGGTGTATCCCGTGCCCGCTGTTGCCTCAGTGCCCGTCACGCCAGCAAGTGTCGTGTCAGTAGCATCATAAGTTGCAGAAGCATACAGCTTCAGTTTGTAGGTATCGCCAGCGGCGTTCGAGCCGTCTGCGAACAGTTTTGCCGTATGGTCATACAGCGAGATAGTTACAGCCATCAGTCAGTCTCCTTATTACGATGGTCGCGGATGGCCTGACGTTGGTCGGCCTTACTTACTTTATACGGTGCGCCTTCCGAATCCGCAATTCGGCGCAGTTCCTTCATGTCATCAATGGCGTCGAGGTCATCGGTTTCAGCGTCATAGTAGTCCAGAGATTCAAGCGGGTTATCCTCAACGGTAACTTCAGGCGCATTTACACGCTCAATTACATCCATTTTATCGTTATGGATAAGTTTACCTGCATCAAACATCTGGGCTACACGACGCTGTGAGATAGACGCGCTGCGCCAATCAAGAGGTGTGCCAGGCGCATACTTTCGGCCATTCGCCGTGAAGTATTTACGCGCAAAGACGGGACGCGCAGGGTCGAATTTGCGTTCGGGGATACGAGCCATTGAGTTTCTCCATAAGTGCTTTGGGTATAATACAACGAAAAAGGGCGGCAATAAAGCCGCCCTTATCAAAGTCAATATCGTAAGGCTTACGCCACGATGGAGCCGAAGTAGTACGCCATATCGCTTGCGACAACTTTCTGGTCGTAGGACATGGTGCCTTCCACGATAATCGAGCCAAGGTCTTGGTCGTCACGACGCTTGGTTGCCATACCGATGGGGTTGGTCTGACCCAGATAACCGCTCCAAGAGAACGTGTACCCTGCACTCGGTGTCATCAGCGATGGTGCCGGTGCTGCATAGCAGAGCATGGCGCTCTTACCTGCGATAAACGAGTAAGAGGCAGTCCCACCTTCAGCGGCAGTATTCTGAGTACCTCCCGCAACCATGATACGCTCAACACCAAACAACGCAGCCAAAGTAGTCTCGTTGACGCGAGCAGGGTTGTCGTTCGTAGAAGTAGAAAACTTGATGCGATCAACGATGTCTGGATGATCTTCAAGAGCCGACATCACACGACGCTGCAGAACCAGAGTGTTCGGCATTTTGCCGGTGGTTTCCATCAGCGTGTCTTTGGCTGCGCGAATATCACCGATAGGATCACCCGAGGTCTGATCGGACCACTGGATAGTCTCACCCGAAGCAGGCGAAGATGCAACACCGGTTTCTTCGTTATCCCAGACACCCGTGCTGAAGAAAGTTTCAACCCAGTTTTTCTCACGGTCAATGAGAAGGTCTTCCATGACGAGTTGCGCCGCGACCCGATCAGGATCAACAGCCGGGTCAGCGTTTGCATAAACCTGATACGGAGTCGGGATAGCAATAGAATACTCTTCGCAGAAGTAGGTCGGTGTGTTGTCCAGACCATAACCACGACGAGCCGCTGCTGTACCCGGTGCACGCTTCAGGCTATCCGAACGCATCGTGTCCGACTTGTTGAGGATGAAGTAGCGATCAGATTGCTTCGCTACCGGAACATTCGGAAACACACGACCAGCGACGAAGTTATCCGCATTCTGGAAGTATGCAACCGAGATATTGGTGAGGGCGCTATCAACATGAACCGCGCCTACAGTAGGTTGTGCCATTGTTCAGGCTCCTTTAAGTTTACGCGGTGCCGCGCGGGTTGAAAACAATACGAATGACTTCGCCATCCGCGCCGCCGTCAATCGCAATGCCGAGAATCTCATCTCCGCTTGCGGCTGTAACGGCTTCACCAGCAGCGTCAGAAGCGACAGCAGCGCCGCCCGCAACAGTAGCGCCAGCGACCACTTTAGTCTGACCCATAATAGCGACTTCAGAAGCGTGACCTGCGGTATCAGGGTCATTCTGAAGCACACCAACAGCAAGTGCGCCGTCACCGGTGGGATCAATCTGACCGTCTGTTGCAAGTGTCATAAAACGAAACTGCTTCGCAGAGAGGTCTTGACCGGCCTCAAGCGTAATGCAGAACTGCTCTTGGTTCGTAGCCATTGGACAAATCCTCCTTAGTTGGCTTCTGCACGGGCTTCGGCCATCAGCGATGCACCTTCACCCGACTTGGTGACTTCAGCAAACCCAGTCTCGAAAGGCACTTTGTGCTCATTCGCGTAATCGGTTGCCATCTTGTTCAGACGGAACGTGGCCGAAGCCTCGTCGTTCAGCGGGTTAGCGCCGATCTCTTCCATCTGCTTTTTCAGGGCAGCGTCAGCGGCCTTGAGTGCCTTCAGCACGTCCTCGTCGCCATCAACGGCAGCAAGCAGCTTGCCTTTGGCAACATCGGTGCCAGCCAGATGCGGCAGCTCTTCAGCACCACGCTTTGCCAGAGCAACTTCTTCCTGCTCTGCCTTGGCTTTGGCCAGTTCGGCTTCCTTGGCTTCCAGCGCCTTCAGGATGGTGGCCGGAACAGCCGCCTTCTCAAAACGCTCACCGTCAACCTCGACGTATTCAGGATCAGCGCGCTTGGTCAGCTTGCCTTCCTCAACGTCAAAGCCAGCCTCGTCAGCCGCCTTCTTGAAGCCATCCAGTTCGGCTTCTGCACCTTCGGCCCGCTTGGTCAGGTCATCAACCTGGCCCTCCAGAGCCTCCAGCTTTTCTGCGAGTTCTTGAGGGTCCATGTCATGACCTCCTTTCTCTGTTTTCTCGCCCATGCACATGCGCTTGGCTTCCATTTCGGAATAGCCTTTGTCCATGTACTCTTTCATCTTCGCCTTCATGGCGTCAGACATGTCATCTTCTTTCATGGTATCTCCTGCGCGTTTGAAGAGAGTGATTTTTGCGTTCGGGTCGGCTGGAATATCCACACCCGAGATTTCAGTGAGTTTGATGTTCTTGAGTTTACGAGGCATCATATTCCTCCACGTCGCCAGCCTTGCCTCCGATGCTGAACCCAGTGTACTCGCCCGACTTATAGGCTTTCATCACGTTCTCATCGTTTGGCTTCATGGCGACAATCCAACCTTCGCGGTCGGAGTAGATGTCAAATGCCTTCATAATGTCATTGGTCAGCGGAAATGAATGAACGAACTGTCCAACATTCTCACCCTTGTGCATTACCTTTGCATTACGTGAGTTGAGCATGAAGTCCGTTGCCATCTTCTCCATTTCAATCGGCTCAATGGAATCGCCTTGCGTATCAACAAGCAGTTTGCCGTCTTCAGTCGAGACATACGCCCAACCATAGACAAGCCCCTGCTCATCATCGACCTTGAGAACAGTCGCTTCCTCTTGGGACTTATTGACAGACACCTGTTGCATAATGGTGCCAATTATCGCGGAAATGGCACGTTCAAGCAACCCCTCCTTGACAGGGGTATCATCGTCGTTCGAATCACTCTCGATACCAGCGATTTCACGGATGCGCTCAAGGTATTCTTCGTGATCCTCGCCAGGCATATAAACAGCCTGCCCCTCGCGCTCATGCACATGGAACTTGCCTTCAAGGCCAAGATCCATTGAGCGGACAACGGCCTCCGCCTGTGTGGTGAATTGGTCGTCTTCAACTTGGCGCTTTTCGAGGCGGTCCATGACTGAATTGGCCCAGTTGACGCCGCTTGTACCGCCCCAGCCGAGCCATGCCACATAGCCTCTGTCTTTCCACGGCGTGTCTTTGAACTTGGGATCAATCTCAGCGTTCTTGCGATGCCGAGCAAAGGCTGACATGCGGGCAACTGTACTGCGTGACAAGTTCTCGCCAGAAGCAAGTTGGTTGGCGCGAGTCCAGCCGACCTGCGTCATGCCCTTTACTTCATCGCCATACTTTTCCTTCCAACGCAGAACGCGACGGGCGTTGTTACGAGCCGACGCTGGAGGCCGGAACGTATCCTCTTTGCGTGTGCGTTCCCAATCAGCAGATGGGACGTGGACAGCAGATGCGGAGGGTTGGGATTTTCGTGTGGACAACGGATGTTTGCTGGGTAAAAGGTCTGTGTCGAATTTACCTGACGGAAACTTGCCTGTGCGGATAGCACGGAGGAATACGTTCACCCGTGCCATTGCCCATTGCTCAGGCGACTTTACGTTCGGCCTGACGCTTGATGGATTTGTGCGGTATGCGCCAACACCTCGATCATAAACCTGCTCCAGCATGGACAACGTGACACGGCCTTTGTCACCATGCTCTGCGTTGTGCTCACGAACCTTTTCTTCAAGCGTATCTTTGCGGGACTTCTCCACCCGCTCATACTTGCCTGTCGCATCATCGCGTTCAAAGCCTGCGCGGCGTAGTGCGGACCATGCAGAAGCAAAGGACACGGCCTCAGAGCGGCCCGCATCCATTTGACTGTTGAATGTCCGCCTGAATATCTCCTGACCTTTCTCAGAAGGAATCAGTTGGCGAAGACGGGCCGGGAGTCGTTCGTAGGGCATTGCTTACCTGCAAAAAGAAAGACGCTGTGGCGTTTATACCACAGCGTCCAGCAGTTAAGCAAATTGGGGTGGGGTTACGCCCCGATGTCAACAAGCTCGCACGAGTCGCCGGAGCAAGCGAAGGTCTGACTACTCTTTGTCGTGTCGCCTCTCTCGTAGGCTTGCAGTTTTAGCCAATCAATAGATGCGGGCATATCAGCCAACATCGCCTCATAAGTCTCCTTGTCACAATCCTGATAAGGCGCTTGCTGATAGACGTGATCGTCAAACGGCAAGAATGACACACCAGACATTTCATCAAAATGCGCATAGACGAACGCGCCAACATCAAGCCACTCATCCTTCTTCACGGACACCGTGACAGACGGTTTGTGTTCACACCAATGTCGTTGGTAGAGAAGCCACATCTCCAACTGCTCAATGGCCGTCATATCCGTCCGCATCACAGCGCCTTCAGGTGCTTTGACCGGAAACGAGAACACAGTTGTGGTATCGCCCTTGTAGACACATGGTTCACTTGGGATACCTTGATCCTTCATGAATTGTGTCAGTGGATCTTTGTTGTCACCACGAACAGTGCGGATGTAATAATCGTTGTGCCGCGCATGGATACCACTTGCGCTATCAACGAGTTGACTGACTGTGCCGGACGGCTTCACGCATGTCACCGCTGCTGATTGAGGAATGCCAAGTTTCTCAGCCCATTCCTTGTTCGTATCAACAGCAAGTTGGCGCAGGTTCTCCAGCATTGTAGGCAAATGACCTTCTTTGCCATTGGTCAGCGTGTTGTCCATGATGCCGGTCATGCTAACACCAAGAAGCCGCTCCTCCTCTGTGTTGCTTTTCCACACCTTGCGCAGATACGGAAAGTCCGTCAGAGTTGATTGAATGGTTCCAAGGATAGTCGCAATTTTTACTTTGCGTTCAAGGTCTTGCAGTGAATCTGTCGCCCTCACTACCAGTTCGGTTAGGTTACAAAATTGATATGGACGAAGGATGATCTCGGAACAAGGATTCGTGCCAAATTCATAATCAGCATTACGTCGCCCAAACTTCGCTGCTTGTGCTTTCGATGCAACACGATTAAATACGCCGCGCTCACCAGATCCGCTGTCTGCCAATGCCGACCATTCCCGCAGGAAGGACTGGGCATCAGGCTTCTCGGTGTAAGCCACAGAGTTGTTCGACAGATAACGATGCGGCGGGAACTGACCTGTCTTGGCGTGGCGCATACGATCATCAGACAGGTTGCTCAGGCTAATCATAGCGGATCGACGGACACCACCTGATACGACGATCTCGCCTACCTTGCACATCAGGTCATGGCACTCTATGGACGTGAGTTTGCGGCCTGCTGCACTGCTGAACGTCTCAACCGTGAAGTTGAACAGATCAACAAGCGGGCCAGGACCAGACGCGCGGCCACCGAATGTCTTGAGTTTTGCTCCAGCAGGACGAACCTTTGATACGTCCCATTTGGGAATCTCGCCCGCATACAGCATTGCGATCAGTTTGCGGAACGCCTTCGCCCAACCTTCTTTGCTGTCTTTGACGACAATCATATCGTCAGACTGGAACAAGGCATCAGGTACATCAGGAAGTTTGTTGATGTATTGCCGCTCAACAGAGAAGCCGACGCCCGTACCACAGAGCAGAATGAACATAGCCTCATCAAACGACTTCGGATCATCAACGGGAAGGAAGGAACAGTTATATCCTGCCGTGTTGTCGCGCTCCAACGCGGGACCAGCAGTCATCATTGCCCGCATGGAAGGCATAATCTCAAGGCCAAGAATTGCTTCCCTAATTTCACGAGCGGTATCGGCATCAACTTTGTCTGCAACGACGTTTTGAATATATCGGTCAACAGTTTCTGACCACGTTTCTCGACGCTGCTCATCTTCCAGCCAACGTGCGTATCGTGAAATGTGAATGAAGGACTGAAAGTCCGTAGGAAGCATATTGCTCACCTTGAGTCTCCTCGGTTGAATGTGAAACGAACATCCTGAATACCAAATCAGGCAGTCAGTAGGAACCCTCAATCTTCCATGCGGTAACGGATTCGTCAAGAAAAAACGCCAACCCTTTCGGATTGGCGCTGTATCTGAAGAGGTGAGTGTTGTGGGTTATGTCAGGGCGGGAACAGAAAGCGGAAATAGCTGATACATCGGCGCAGATTGTCCGCTAGAATCATGGTGATCCCCCGAATTGTGCAGAGAAAAGCAAGGGCTACAGAAAAGCCTTACGACAGTTCCCATCCGCCGCGCGCAGCGGACGCCACAGGAGCCATTGCCAAGTTTGGGATAGGTGCCCATAGGATCACTATGAGCGAGGTTGGGTAGGGGGTCAAGCGTCTTCCATATACCCGAAGAAACCAGCCGTGATCGTTGTCGCTTTGTCCCAGCTTGCCCTGAACCCAACCCACTCGCCGGGAGGGATAGGGAATGGTCCAAAGTTAGGGAATGTAGCCGAACTATCCTGTATACCAACAGCCGCAAGAGGGTGAAGCCACCCATCCTCAGAAAAACTGTCACCATTGATGAATGACGTAACGAGGCTGACGACGACACGGCTGTCAGATGAGCCAGACGCAGATCCAGCATACAAGCCCGTCAGCATCAAACGCTTGTTCGCCGGAACGCGGATCATCGAAGTGTGAAACTGAATGTCGCCCGTTGTCATGCGCCCGTAGGTCACACCACCGCTCACGAACGTGATTGTTCCATTAACAGGGCCGTACTTGGAATACGCATTGTTTATGGCGCGGATGTCTGTTGCCGATGTTGTGACTGGTGTTGTGCCATCCAACGTCACTGTTTCGTATTGCTCAATCAGGTTTCCATCGAGGTAGCGGATAACAATGTCGCCGGTATCACTTGCCGATGTTGAGACGATGGTAAGCTGGATGTTATCAGGCACAGTCAGCGTGTTCGGCATACCCGTCTGCCAAATGATGCTGGTTCCTGCTCCGGTGACAACCTTCTCGCCAAACGTGCTGAACGGCGTGGAGCCAGGCACATTTCCACGCGCTATGTCAGCATCGTTGTTCGTGCGCCAGAGCCGTTCAGGCCAGCCGGATGTTTTGAAGGAGTAGGGCACTACTCCTGCTCCGCTTCCTGCGCCTCAGCATTAGGGCGTGGACGGTCAGGATCACCCGCAGGAAGCCCAGCAACATCGCGCAGGTGCTTCTCAAGCCCTTCATCGGGGAACAAGTCCACACCGGACAGGGCGAGGCGCTGGATGAACTGGCCAAGTTCCTCAAGATCCACAGGAGCAATGCGACCACGCGCGATCTTCGGCATGTCGTCAGGGTTCATACCATTCAGTTCCCACAGATACGGCAGGAGTTTGCGGTTGAGTTGCGCGGCGATTGTATCAGCGTAACCCTCAAGGGCTTTGAGGAAGAGGACAGACTTGGATTGCGATAGAGCGAAACTGCCACGCTCATTGGCACCAAGCATCACGAAGTCAGCCATAGCCGACATCGCCATTTCCTGTTGGTAACGGGTGATAGTCGAGCCGGTATCAATGTCGCGTGTGCCGCGAGACGCAATCAGGTCAAACTCAACCATCAGGTTATTGGTGAGTTTGCCGTCATCATCAGCATAACGGTCAGACGGCAGGATGATGTATCCCTGCTCGTTGCGCTTCACGTCACGCGCAATCACCTTCATCTGATTGAACAAGGCTTTCTGTGAGTCCGACGCATCTGCCGACATGAACTCGGACGGTATGCGCACAACAGGAAGGCCGTTCAGTTCACGCTCAATGCCGACACCTTCAAAATACTTGATATTGTTTTGTGCTCTCCATGACGTATAGGCAGAACGAAGAACTGAACGCCCGGAAGGCTCTGAAGAGATGGAGGTGGTGCGGAAATGCAACAGTTTTGAATATGGAATATAGACGTTCTTCTGTGCTGCCACTTGCCACACACCTAGTACATCACCTTTCGGTGCTTCAAAGCGGTCAATCGTCCATTGTGCGCGTCCAGCCAATTTCTTCATGCGGATGAGGCCGTCGGCATCACGGCGCGGCACCATCTCAAATAGACTAAATCCATAGGGGAGCATTGTCAGAACATCTGCAACAAATTCTTCCCACGACTTATCGTCCATGCCGTGCATAACAGAATGGACAAATTCAACCGCGCTATTGGAACGACCCTCAACACGCCATTCGATAGAGCGCAGCATCATCGTCATGGAGGTGAGGATGGCCCCGATGATAGGGTCATTCTCCGCCATCTCGCGATACTTCTTGACGCCATGACGCCCACGAAGCTGGACAATAAATTCATCCTGGCGAAGTCCCCAAGATGGGTTTGTGTCTGATGCTACGCCAAGTTCTACGAAAGGACGGGCCATTTTTGTATCCTATAAGTGTTCTGGGCGTAGTATAGGGGGTCTATGCAACTTTGTGAACATTATCCTGCCTCTCCCCAACAACCGTCAACTGCGGTGTCTTCCGCTTCTTCCGTGTCAGTGCCGACAATTCGTTGAACGCAGACGCAGTCGCGTCAACCTGGTCCTTGAAACGAGATTTGGGGAAGAACCGCAACTCGTCCAGCCACGCCTTTGTCCATGTGCGCTTCAGGACGTTCACACGACCGATCTCAACCTGTGACGCCAGCGGCTCTGCTCTTGTCTCCTTGGACCCTGACTGCGCCTCTGCCTTGGCGTTGTAGCCATGCAGGAGAGCGATGATGTCTTCCACGACGACTTTGCCCGCTGCGCCCGGATCTTTAGGCACAATGATCTTGGT